CCGCTGGTGCTGGTGTTGGTCTAACCCCCGCATTGTTTGGCTCAACAAAACTTAAATTAAGAGCTGGTGCTCTGTCATTTTCAGTTTCATTTTTATATGCAAATACAAGCATCTCTTTACCGTCAACTTTTACCTTGCCGTTTAAGATATATTTATTAGAAGAGTCCTCTGTTTTCCAAAGAGCTCCCTTGTTATTATCATCATATTCCATTGGCTTCTACCTCCTTTTGGTACCAATCTTCTAAAATTTTAGCAACCTTGTAAGACATGCCTCTGTCATAGAACCTATGTCCTTCTTGGTTACTAACCCTTTCAAGATAATCATAAACATCATGATTAACTCTCGAACTCACTGATTTTTTTGGATTTAAATCATCCATTTTTGTCCTCCACAATTCTTGTGTAAATTCTAGTATCGCCCTCTGATCTATATCCCTCGACCTCGTGTACCGGAATATCTTTATCTTCAATCAATCTTTTATAATCAATCCTCCCGGTAGCTTGAGTTAAATGACATTTCACAGATGGGGTTCTAAAAGCTCCGTTGTTATCACTAATCAACCTTGCTGATATTTCTTTTTTATCAGCATCAAGCTCTTTAATTTTTTGCTGTAATATTTTAATTTCTAACATAACGCTTACTAATTTTTTAGTGTCTTCGTTATCGTCTACATCTTTATAAGGAACGCCGGGTTCTTTATATTCAACAGACCAACGTGCAATATTCTCGGGATCTTTTTTAGCAGTGTTATACCACTCAATAAACTCTTTTGCTTTTGGTAAATATATATTTGCCCAGTCGGGGTCTCTATCAACCCACTCAGAAACATGGTCACCAGTTTCATACCACTGAAAGAAAAGCATTTCATCTATGTCCATGCACTCCATGCCAAGCTGCATCTGATGCCAGTAATTTCTTTTTTGTTTTTTAACATCCTTAACAGGTTTTGTTTGTGGACATTTAATTTCAACAGCAGCTGGTCCGCCTTTTCTACCTTTTAAAAGTATTCCATCCGGGCTCATTCCAAGCCAATCATGGTCGGGGTGTTTTACAAATGGTGAGTCTTGAATAACATAACCAAGGTCTGACAGGGTCTTGATTGCCTTGGGCTCATTCTCTTTTCCCCTTGTAATGGCAAACAATGCTCGAGAATCAAAGGGGCGTTGTGGTAAGTTATGCTCTTCTCTGAACATATCAATCGCTAGGTCCTCCCATTGATCTCCCTTAGCCCATATATCTTCCTTAACAGCACGTTGTATTCTTGTGCCAGTAAGCTTTCCCATTCTTAAGGCAAACCATTCTTTGGTTCCTTGAACTATTTTTTTTGCTGGTTCGGTCATTGTGCACCTGCCATTTTTGTATAGTGCAAGTTAATTTTCTCTCTTGCTTCTTTATCGCCAGCAAGTGTTGCTACCTTGTCGTAGTTCTTAAATATTTTTTCTTGCTGTGATTTATCTTTGCTTGCTGATATTTCACTTACAAACATGTCAAATATTTTTTCCTCTTCCGGCTCGCCCTCATCGCCAACCATTTCCGGTTCTACTGTTTGCTCAAATGGTACGCAGAAGAATTGAATCAGTGCATCACGATATGCAAAAGATTTTGCAGCCTCTAAGTCTCTGCCTTGAGTTGACTTGCTTTGTCCAACATATGCAGTGTCAACAAAAGATCCATCTTCTAAAGATAGAAATCTTAAGGTTCCTTTCAATAAGGAGTATGACGTTTTGCCGTCCTCGGACAGTCTTGTTCTTACCTTTAGATCGGGCAAGAAGTTTGTTGTTACCTTGTTCATCGCCAAGGGTTTAGCGAGCGACGCATAGACATCGTCTATACCTCTGTAGTTATATTTTGAGAAGCTATTGTATTTAGATTTCTCGATTGGGTTTTCTAATAAGTACTCTTGTATGTTCGCAAGAGCATTAAATATTTTACTATTTTCTGACATTGATACCTCCGTTTCTTAAGATACATTGTAAATTAATTGACAAAAGAATACAACAGAATTATTCTACTCGTCAAAGGAGGTTATATGTCATTACAACACATCACATCGGTCGTCAGTTTAGAAGGGATCACACCAACACAAAAATTAATTTTATTCATACTTGCAAATTACTCAGATGAGTTTGGTCAGTCATACCCGTCACACGGCAGAATTATGAAAATAAGTTGCCTTAGTAGAAATGCTGTCATATCAAATTTAAATATTCTTAGGGACCAAGGTTACATTGATTGGGAGAACCGGGACAACTTCTCAAATCTTTATAAATTACATGTTAATCAAGGGGGTACTTCTGAAGTACAGGGGGGTACTCCAAAAGTACACAATACTAAAGATAAAACTAAACAAGTATATATATTAGATTACGAGAAAATTTATGAGATATATAAATCTAAGTGCGATAAAAAATATTTTACACATTCTGCTAACTCATATCTTATTAGAAACAGATGGAATGAATTAAAACAATTAGCAAGGAAAGGATTGGTCTCGCCTAAGACGGGAAAAAAATTAGACCTAACAACAGTAGAGTTTTGGGAATCCTATTTTGAAATAGCAAACAATTCTAAGTACTACCAAAACAGGTTAGACGGTTTGTTAAAAGGCAAGCCCGATTGTAGGACCCTATTATCACCAACACAATTTAATTCAATCATAGAGAGGAAACATGGATAAGAAAATTTTTGATAAAGAACTAGAAGGCAACATTATTGCTGCCATGATTATGGAAAGATGGTGCTTTGAAGCAGCACAAGAAAAAGGAATAGCACCGGATGACTTTGTGCACCCAGCATTTAACAAGGCTTACAGCATTATGTTTACAAACAATGTAAATGATTATGTAAGCATATCTTCTGCTATGGACAACGAAATGCAGGCACAAGAAATTAAAGAAGAGGTTCTTGGTTTTATATCATCAGCCTCTTTTACTCACTGGCTTACTCTTTTGTTGGTGAAGTCAGCACACAGGAAATTAAATAATCTTGGAGACGAAATACCAAAGATTGTCCACGAAGACGGAAGCATTGAAGAGAAGATAGATAGGGTTAATGCCAAGCTAATGGAAAACAAGATTACAAAAAACTTTGGTATTCCTAAGTTAGCTAAAGATATATCCGTCAACATCATGGATGAACTGTCTCAATCGGGGGAAAGTAAAACAACCATCAAAACAGGATTCACCAATGTAGATGACAAGATCCATGGATTTAAACCCGGGGATCTAATTGTTATAGCTGGAAGACCTGCCATGGGTAAAACTACTTTTGCAATGAATGTTGCAACCAACAATGCACTGGCTGGCAAGAACGTGCTTGTGTTTAGTTTGGAGATGACTAACGAGCAGCTGCTTAAAAAAATAATAAGCTCAATCTCAGAGGTTCCCATGGACAATGTTTTAAAAAATAACATGGATCAAAATCAAACCAAAAAGTTTGTTGATGCGATGCAGATGATTAACGAAACTAGTCTTTATCTTTTTGACAACGCACCAGTAACCATTGAAACATTGATTAACAAAACCAACTCGCTGGCTGTATCTAAAAAAATAGATCTTATAGTGGTAGATTATTTGCAACTTCTTATGACATCTTCCAAGGCTCCAACCAATAGTGACTCAAGAGCCGCATCTATGACTTACATTTCCAATCTTCTGAAGGGGCTGGCGAAACAAGTTTCGTGCCCAATAATTGCTTTGTCTCAATTAAACCGTGGTGTTGAGGGTAGAACCGATAAACGTCCGGTCCTTTCGGATCTAAGAGACTCGGGCTCCATTGAGCAAGACGCAGACATGGTAGCCATGCTTTACCGGGATGGTTACTACACGGACAACCCAAGTGATACATCATCAGAAATTATATTTAGGAAAAATAGACTAGGAGATATTGGCACCTTTGGTTTATCATTCCAAGGCGAGATCTCAAAGTTCTCTTCTACGTTAGATGAGATATTTGGGGGCAGCAATAAAGTTAAAGACCTATACGAGTACGAGCAAATATGAATCAAGAAGAAAACTTTCATCAAATGCTTAGGGACATCATTCCTAAGATCCAAGAAACAAGAATTAACGTACTCAAAGCAGAAGCTAATCTTAAAAAAGTTTTTTGGATTCAGTTATGCATAGCCAAGGACGACGGGGAAAGAAGTTACAACGCACAGAAATCTAAAGCCGAAGCCTCAGAGGATTACTACACAGCATCAATGGGAGTAGCAACAGCCAAGGCTAGTCTTGATGCATTACAGACAGAGAAGGCTGCGGTTGATATGCAGTTCGAGGAATGGCGTACCAAGATGGCTAACCTAAGAATGGAGAGATCTAGGTATGGTGCTTAAAGGTAAGGCACCAAACAAAGAAGAGAGAGACTGGATGGATGCAATTGCAAACATGGGTTGCATAGTTTGCTGGGATCAGTTTGATACCTTTAGCCCAGCTGAAGTACATCACATTGATGGCAAAACAAAACCCGGAGCACATTTAAACACAATACCCTTATGTTTTAG